GCTATAATCAATACTTGGCGCTGGAAGGCTCCCGTACCGGTGAATGGACGACTATCGATCTTTCATCTGCTAGTGACTTGCTCAGCATGAAGTTAGTTGAGCTCGTTTTCGAGCAGTATGCAGGTTTCTTTTCCTGCATGACCGAGTGTCGGTCTCGGGAGGTCAAGGCTTCTTATGGCCCCGTCCTCCTGAAGAAGTTTGCCGGCATGGGTAACGCCCTAACATTTCCAGTTCAGAGCTGCGTTTTTGCACTTATTGCAATTAGCGCTATACTCTTTACGGATGGTCGTTCTAGGCCATCTGTCTGGGATGTAAGGCGTACTTCCAAGATAGTGCGTGTGTACGGTGATGATATTATCGTACCTACGCGCTACTCACGTCAGGTGATCGAGTGGATCGAATCTTTCGGTCTTAAAGTCAACCGAAAGAAAACTTTCTCTGAAGGGAACTTCAGAGAGAGCTGTGGGCTCGATGCTTATAGGGGTTACGATGTAACTCCTGTTTACATGCGAGTCGATTCACTCCAATCTCCAGTAGACCCCGAGATACTATCGGCGTGGGTCAGCACTGCGAACCAACTTTGGGACGTAGGGCTGTACCATGCTTCAAATACTCTCAGACATTCAGTAGAAGAGGTTTTAGGACCTCTTCCCCTGATATCTAGGGAGTGTGGTGGTCTCGGTTGGGTATCACGAATTGGAGCTTCTGATTACCAGAGATGGAATCATGAGCTTCAATACCTCGAAGTTCGAGTTCCTTGCCTAGTCCCGAAAGTTGTTAGGGATCGGCTTGGCGGGTACCCTGCTCTCTTCAAGTTTTTCCTGACCCCCCTTATAGAAAGGGGTAAGGGTCATCTTGAGAGGTCTACACAGCGATTCAAAACAAAAATCGCGTGGAGATGGATGCCGGTTAACACCGGGACTTCATATCTAGATCGGGTTACTTCTTTGTTGAAGTTCTCCGAAGACTATAGTCTTGGGGCGAAAGTCCCAAAATTCTAGTTCTAGAGAAGCCCAGCCCTTTATAGGCTGGCCAGGGGGTGCGTGATTGTGCCCAACCTTACTTGTTTTGGTTGGAATACAAACACCATAGTTAGGGGTAACACCCTAACGTTTCGTTTTGCTCGTTTGGGTTACTAACCTAAAACGAGAGAAACGATACAAATGCAG